TCGCCGCCAGGCCCAAGTGGTAGAATTGGCGTTGACGGCGCGCCGAAGCGTTTTACGACAGAGGCTGAAAACGCAGCAAAAGCGCGCCGCGCTTCGCCAGATAATAACGCTACCCGAGAAAAATTTGACTGGTCATCCCTAGAGTCCAGAGATGACTTTAACAAAGAAATTCTGAGAGACATCCTCGGAGCCAAGGCCAAGGCGGCCAAAGACGCCGCCAAGGCCCCCCGCAGGCGGGGCAATAGCAAGAATTACTGGGACTAAAATAATGGCAAAGAAATCCAACACGGAGTACCTAAAGAAGATTCGTGGCTCGATAGAATCCAGCCGCAAATGGCGCAAACAGGACGGCTACGATGCCACCTGGACCCGAATGAAAGATTTGTACCGTGGTCGTCACTTCGATGATTACATCAACCAGGACCAGATGCTGGTGAACATTGCGTTCTCCACGGTGAATGTTATTTCACCAACTATCTCGGTGAACTACCCGAAGATTACCGTCAGCGCAGTTGCCAGCGCAAACGCTGGCAACGCGGTTATCGCCGAAGCGGTAGTTAACTACTGGTGGCGGCGTGGGGATGTCCGTAGCGAGTTTCGCCGAGCAGTCAAAGATGTTCTGGTTGCTGGGCACGGCTGGATTAAGGTCGGTTATCGTTTCGTGGAGGAATCCAAAGTAGCCGACGATGAACTAGATGTAACGGACCCAGTATCGGGTGGCGAAGGCCACACCGAAATGACCATCCGCGAGGATGCCCCGTTCGCAGAACGGGTATCCGTCCACGACATCTTTGTTGACCCTGATGCCACCACCCTAAAGGACGCCAAGTGGGTTGCCCAGCGTATCCGCCGCCCCATCGAGGAAGTCAAAAAGGATGAGCGGTACAACAAGGTTGTCCGTGCCAAGGTTCTAGTGGCTGCAACATCAAAGTATTCTGATGACCCATCCCGCAAGAAAATTAAGGACAAGGAAATCGGTTACGCCGAAATTTGGGAGTATTACGATATCCGCAAGGGCACTATGTCAATCTTCTCTGAGTCTGGGGATGGCTTTTTGGTGGAGCCCACCAAAATGCCATACTCTTTTGGACAGCCATTTGTAATGATTCGGAACTACGATATACCCGATATGTTTTATCCGATGGGCGATTTGGAGTCCATCGAGCCACTACAACGGGAACTAAACGAAACCCGCTCGCAGATGATGAACCATCGCAAGAAGTTCTCCCGCAAGTATCTATACAAGGAGGGGTCGTTTGACACTCTGGGCAGGAACGCGTTGGAGTCCGACGAAGACAATGTGATGGTTCCCGTCATATCCGACGAGCCGTTGCTGAATGTTGTTACTGCTTTCCCCGCCATCATCAACCCGCCCGAGTTCTACAACCAGTCCAGTATGATTATCGGTGACATTGACCGTATCTCGGGCGTATCGGACTTCCAGCGTGGCACCAGCGATATTCGTCGCACAGCCACCGAGTCGTCCTTGCTACAAGATGCGGCCAATGCCCGTACATCGGATAAGTTGTCTGTTATCGAGCAGGCGATAGCCGAAGTTGGTCGTCGTATGATGCAACTGGCTCAACAGTATATGACTGGTGAGGCTGTTGCCCGTGTTACTGGCAAAGATGGCGAGCCAATGTGGGTTACTTATGACCGTGACTGGCTACAAGGTGACTTTGATTTCGAAGTCGCCGCAGGCAGTACCCAGCCACATAACGAGTCATTCAAGCGTCAGTCGGCGTTACAAATGATGGATACTATGGCTCCGTTCTTGCAGATGGGCGTTATTGATGCCGCCAAACTGGCGGCATACTTACTACAGTTCGGTTTCGGAGTTAAGAACCCCGACGAGTTCATGATGCAAGCCCCACAGGGCGCCGCTGGCCCAGACGGAGCCCCAGCGGCTCCAGGAGCCCCGCAGGGGCCTATGGGGGCCCCACAGGGCGCACCAGCCAGTGGTTTGCCACCAGAACTGGTTGCGGCTCTACAACAATCCCAGGGGCAGGAACAACCTGCTCCACAACAGCAATAGGAGAATATAATGCCAAGAATACCAAACCCATTTGATGGACCAGGCAAAAAGGCCGCGATGCGCGCCCCCAAACCCGTCGTAGCCAGGCGCAAGTCGCCTTCTGGCCCACCCCCAAAAGGTAAGCCAAAGGCCGTCAGGCCGCCTGCTTTCGTGCGCAGCAACAAGTATTAGGGAACGCCCCGTAGTATTGTAGAGCAACCATTATAGGACTCTGGGGAGCAATACATAAATGAGCAATGAATTTGATGACACGGAATTCGTAGATGACGAATCAACCGAATACTCAGAAGAAGAAGTGCCAGCAGAATCAAACTATCTAGATATGGACGAATATTCGGATTACCGAGTTCGTGCGAATGTTGATGGTGAGGAGTCGGAAATCTCGATTTCTGAGGCTATTGCAGGCTATCAGCGTCAAGCAGATTATACCCGAAAAACGCAGCAACTAAGTTCGGACAGGGAAGATTTCCAGTTCGCATCCGCGTTGCAAGCGGCTTTGGAAGATAGTCCAGCAGACACTATTAGAATGCTACAAGACCATTACGGCATCTCGAAGCGAGATGCCGAACAGTTGGTTGAGGACGAGAATCTAGACCCCACGGAACGAAGGTACCGTGACTTAGATAATCGTCTAGCGCAGTTTGAAGATGACCGTTCGTTACGGGAAGTGGAAGACGAAATATCCGCCCTCCAGGACTTTTACGGCGACGATTTTGATGTACAAGAAGTAGTCAATAGCGCACTCAAGCGAGGGACAACCGACCTAGAGGGCGTATACAAGCAAATGGCTTTTGACAGAATAGTTGCACAATCCAGGCTAGAAACAGGCGCATCCCAGCGCAGAGCGGCTACCGAAGATTCGGTGGTTCAATCCAAGCGGGCGGCAAGTGTTGTTTCGGGTGGCTCATCGGCTACTGGGAACACTACTAGTGAGGGTCGTGGACCTATTACGAGTATCGCCGATGCTTGGGCGGCTGCTAAGTTACAGCATGGTGCTAGTTAATAAACCCAGATAACCAAATTCTACAAGAAAGAAACCTATAATGAGTAATCCAAACTTTGACGCGTTGCTATCCACAACGCTTGCGAATTATCGCGACCAACTCACGGACAATGTGTTCAGCGACCGTGTGTTGACCAACCACCTGATGGGCAAGGGTCGTATCCGTATGCTTAGCGGCGGTACGAAAATTGTTGAGCCACTCATCCACGGCACGAACGATACTGTCGCTTCGTACGCTGGCTATGACACATTGTCCCTCAAGCCACAAGCGGGCATCACTGCTGCCGAATACGAATGGCGCCAGTACGCTGCGTCGATTTCGATTTCTGGTATCGAGGAAGCCAAGAACAACGGCGAGCAGGAAATCATCAACTTGCTGGAAGCCAAAATCATGCAAGCCGAGGAATCCCTCCGCGAGGGTTTCAACACCATGTTCTACGCTGACGGCACTGGCAACGGCAACAAGGACTGGAACGGTCTGGGCAACTTGATTGAAGCCAACACCGATGTCGGTGGAATTGCTGTTTCGGGCAATGATTACTGGAAGTCATACGAGGAAAACAGCGCTACGGCGTTGACACTTGCTCAAATGGCTACGGCCTATAATACCGTGTCGATGGGTAATGACCATCCCGACCTGGTGTTGACAACTCAGACACTGTTTGAGAAGTACGAGGGGTTGCTCCAGCCAAGTGTCCGTTACACAGACACCAAGACAGCAAACTCTGGTTTCCAGAACTTGCTGTTCAAGAATGCCCCAGTCGTTTACGATGCCGCTTGCACCCCTGGGGTAATGTACTTCATGAATAGCAAGTACATCAGCCTGGTGGGTCATAAGTCGAAGTGGTTCTCACAGACAGCGTTTGTGCGTCCAGAAGACTTGGATGCCCGTTACGCACTAATCATGTGCTACGGCAACTTGACTATCCGTAACCGTAAGCGTCAAGGCAAACTTACCGCCAAGACAGCGTAATTGTAGCGCGATTGGGTGGCTGGGGAACCAGCCACTCCAATCCGTTATAGCAATACCCTATTAGATAAACCAAAGAAAGACTAGGAGAAAAGTTATGCCTTTAGTAGCAAATGATTCATTAGGTGCTTTAACTCGTCAACGAGTTGGCGCTTGGGTAGCACAGTTGGAAAAGACCACGGAAGTCGCGATGGCGGACGCTGCAACGCTTCAAACAGCGGCGCAGGTCATTGACAGCAAAATCTTTACCCAAACCCCAACAGCGGCGCGTGCCGTCACAACCCCAACAGCCGCTTTGATTGTCGCTGCCGCAACAGGTTATGTTGTTGGCACTTCATTCGAGTTCACGATTGTGAACAAGGCTGCCGCGACCCATGTTATTACTCTCACCGCTGGTGTGGGTGTGACTTTGGTTGGTTTGGCTACGGTTGATGCAACGCTGTCTGGTACTTGGATTGTGCGTATTGATTCGGCTAGCGCCGTTTCGATGTTCCGCAAGTAAGCAGTACATCTAGCACAAATGGCGGGACGGGCTAGAACGCCCGCTCCCGCCATTTCTAGTTTCTAGGAGAAAATGATGGCAACGAAGAAGTCAAAGTCCGCTAGTCACAGGATGCCTGATGGCAGTGTGATGGCGGGGGCAAAACACCGTGCGTCCGCTAAGTCTAAGTCTAAGTCAAAAACCAAGATTAAAGGATACTAGGATACTAATGGCCAAGAAACCAGCAATCAGACTTCGTGAAGCGGACCAAACACCCGTTACCGATGCTGAACTTCGACGCAAGAATGACCCGATTGGTCGCTCGCCATTCATCGGCAAAAATGAGTCACGGGAATCATTTACCAAAGGCCAGTTGGGTGCGTGGGATGAGGGTGTCCGTGGGACTTTGAATCGTCGAAATTCGATGAAAGTTCGCGCAGACCTGCACAAGACATATAAGGCTACTAAAAAGTTTGACGAGATGCGAAAGGGAATGCGCTAATGGCTAAGCCACAGGTTCACGATGACGCACTAAAGGCCATTACGACCAAGTTGATAAAACTTGGCAAGCGTTTGTTGGCCGAAGGCAAGACGACTGAACAAATCTCCGATGCCGTCGGTGTGCGAACTAGGGAACTGTACGCCAAGGCGGCCCGCGAGGAAGCCGCTAGTACGGCGCCTAAGTTGTTGGCGCCAGGCGAATCTAGTTTCCCTAGTGGTCGGTTGACCTCCCAGGCGTCCGATGTCGGACGGGACCTACCATCAACACCGCGCCCGCCAGATATTGGTCAGTGGAGGGACTCCAAGCCTACGAGCGGGTTTGGTCCTCCGACTGGCGCCCCTCGCAAGGCCCCCAAGGGCGGTGGCAAGACCGCAATGAAGAACATAATGAAGAATAAGGAAGGTGGCACATCCGCCGTTGTTCCCGCTCCACCTACCGCACCAACACCAGCAGGCGCAGCCAATGTCCTTGGACGGGCACGAGAGCGTCATGTCGGCAAGGCGGGCCCAGACTATATCGCGCAGGCTGGTGATGGGAAAAGGAAGAAAACCGCCGAGCAAATCGAGGCTATCGTTCAGGCGAATAAGGCAGAACATGCCCAGCGCAGCAAATATCTTCCTGGCGTTGGTACCCGTCAGGCCGACTCGGCAGCGCGGAAGGCCAAGCACGCCAGTCCCGCTGAAGTGGCGCGGCGTGAAGCAGCCCGTATAGCCGCCGCCAAGCGCAAAGCAAAATACAAGAAAGACTTTGGACCCCAGTAATGGCCAAAATTCCTATTGACGATATCGCAAGAATAGTTCGTGAGGCGATGGAAGCCATAGGGGGTAAGGCCATTAAGCCCGCCAAGGTTGTCCCCGCCACAACTAAGACTTTGCCGTTGTCAACAAAGTTGCCAACGGCACCCAAGACTGGTAGCGCTGACCAACTAGCCAGAACTGCCGCAAAAGCGGCACGGACAGCGGCGTCTAGTGCGGACTCGGCGGCTGTTGCCGCCAAATCTACTGCGGATGCGGTTGAGCGCCGTGCCATATCCAGTGCCCAGAAGTCTGTCGCATCTGAAAAGGCCAAAGTTGAAACCGCTAGTGCAGTGCTGACGGGTAATGAGAAGAAATCGGCTGCCAGTTCCGCCTTGACGCGTGATGCCGATGCAAACGCGGCCAGAATTGACCGTTTCGAGTCACCGACTTTCCGCACCGCTCGTGCCGAGGATGCCGCCGATAAAAGAATCAGGGAACTAGAAGGCAAGGGCGAGAGGGTTTCCCCCGCCAAACAGGAAGCGATTTTCGCCGACGAACTGGACAAGGCTGAGGAACTTTATGGCGGGCTGGCTACTAGTGGTCAAAAGGGTCTAAAAACCCGTATAGATGACCTGAACGAGTTGCGCGAGCATGGTTCGGCTGAGCGGAGTTTGATGAAGCGTGGTCCTGACGGTAAGGCCGCTATCGTTGACCCCGAGGTACGAGCCGCTACCCGTACCCGTAGCCGTCGTGGTGAAGGCCAACTCGAAGATAAGGGTCTAGTCAGGTATGTTGACCAGTCCAAACAGGGAACTACAAGGTCGGGCGCCGAATCAATGACCGCTTTCGTGAAGCGTCAGGGCCAAAAAGAGCGTGCCGTTATGGCCTTAGAGATGCGTGTACGCGAAGCGCCCGATGCGGTCAAAAAGCAGATTACCGCCCTGAAGGCTGGTGACGACAGTCAGTTTCCCGTCCAGGCTTATTACACTAACGATAAATACGCCAAGGCCGTCAGTGACATTCTTGATAAGAATGCTGGCAAGAAGTCCAAAGCGTTTGTAGATAGTCGTCCCGAACAGGGACCGAATCTACCAGTCAGCACCCCAAAACCGACCGAAGCGGAGCAAACCAGCGCTGCCGTGGATGCACTACTCAAGACCCGCACCAATGCTGGCGGTAGTTTTCTAACAGCCGACAAGAACCTTGATAGGGCTGTTAAAATCAACCAAAAGAAACTCGATGAACTCAACCGAGCCAGAGCCGCAGGTGGCGAATCTTTTGCGGAACTGCGGAAACAGGAAAAAGTACTAGATAGGCAGATTGCGGAATTTGCAAGGCTAAGGAAACTAGACGCTGCCGACATAAAGACCAATACAAAAGAGTCCATGGCCGCGCTGGAAGCGCGAACGGAAACTACGCGTACTTCTATCAAGGCCGAGAAAACGGCACGCGAAGCCCGTCAAACCGAGATTAACAAGAAGAAGACAGCACCCGACCCGTATGTAGCGCCAAAGGCAGAAACAGCCAAGGCCAAGACCGCTCGACTGGCAAAGGAACGCCGAGTCGAAGCGGCCAGAGTTCTGAAAAGGCGCGAGGAAAACACGGCTGGGATGAAAGTCAAGAAGGTCACGAAGTTGGAGCCAGGTGCCCGTGGTACCGACCAGCCGACCCGTAGGGAATTGGCACAGGAAGCCAGACAGTTGGAGCGTAGTCTGGGGAAGCGCCGTGCAGCCGCTGGTACGACACCAGCACCATCAGACCGTGTTGCTGGCATGGCCGAGGAGCCAGTTGGTCCAACCGTCCTTAGACGCCCACCCAAGAAGATGGGTGGGGGTCGCAACTCAGCAGAAACTTTGCGCAAAATCAAGTCCCTCAGGGAACTCTATTTGAAGAATTCCCCCAGGTCGGCTCGTGACAAGGTTGCGCGTGAAGCACGGTGGAAGAAGTTTCTAGCCGCTAATTTGAAGTAACCATGGCACGCTTCGCTAAGCCTGCCCAGGTTCCCACGGTTTCTCGTAGTCCGTACGCGAAGTCACCCGAACCAGCGCCGTACCCCAAACGGCCATCTATGGAGAATGTGAATCACGAGCGTAACCAGAAATCTCGTAGTTCCGCATTGACTAAGGTCCTTAGCAAACTGCGCGACCATGCCCCGAATATGGGAGACATGTTTACGAGCAACGCTGGCAGGGGGAGGTTAACTGGCCCGTCCCTAGAGGTGGAGAAGAAGGCTTTGGCCGACTTCAAACAAAGTTTCGCCGCACCGAAATTCGGTCCAAAAAAGAACTTTTTGGGTGACACATTGGGCGTCTATGAGGATATTTCGCGGGGCCAGGGCGACTGGGGCGACTATGCCAGTGCCGCTACCGATTGGATACCGTTCGCCCCTGTCAAGGCGGGTAAGTTCACCATCAAACAACTTATGCGGTTGGCCCGTAAACTGGCCCCCTAGGGCCTCCTGGGCCCCCCTAGGGAACAACCCCGTCTATTATGATGGCTACTAACACTTTTGTCCACGCCCACGCGTTATACGGTTCTCCTGTAACCTCCCAGCGGTCGGCATATGCGCATCCTGATGCGCATATTGCC